GGCTGCTGCACACTAACTGCCGCGATTGTGAGCTGAAGAATCGGAAGGCCGCGCTGAACAAACGCTATGCCACGGACCCAAAGTATCGGGCGCAGCGGCGCCAGTATAAGCTGGCGGTGATGGCGAGCGAAACGGAGGCTATGCGGAAAGCGCGGAAGGCGAAGCATCGGGAATATGGCCGGAAGTACAGCGCGAAACGGCGTAAGCAGCCGTTTGACACGGCGACGCTGGCGGAGGTGGATCTGCAGCGGATCGGCTACTGGGAGGTGATCTGGATTAACCGGACGCTGGAACAGGAACGGCGGCGCGTGTGCGTCGACTGCCGGGCGGTCAAGCGGCTGACGATGGTCAACTTCCGGGTGTATGGGAAGCGGCGCGGCAGTACGAAGGCGTATCAGTTACACGTGTGTCGGGTATGTGAGAAGGCGAGACGGGATGGAACGAATTGAGCGCAAAGACGAGATCGCGCATTGGGCGCGGTTGCTGATGCGGATGCCGTTCGTGGTGATCGACACGGAGACGACGGGACTCGACGACACGGCGCGGATTGTGAGCATCGCTGTGATCGACCGGGAAGGGCGGCCGCTGATTGACACGCTGGTGAATCCGGAATGCTCTATTCCCGGCGAGGCAAGCGGTATCCACGGGCTGATGGATGCGGATGTGGCGGGCGCGCCGACGTTCAGCGTGATTTACCCGATGCTGCGGCGTGTGCTCCAGGCGCGGGTGTGGGTGGGGTACAACATCGATTTCGACGCGCGGATCATTCGGCAGGATTGCGAGCGGTGCGGGCTGCCAGTGTGCCAACCTGCGCGGCTCGACGACATGCCCGCTTATGCGGACGCCATGACGGCGTATGCCCAGTTTTACGGGGCGTTCAGCGAGTATCACGGGAATTACAAGTGGCAGAAGCTGACCGCTGCGGCGGATCAGTGTGGAATCAGCAGCGGCGAGGCACATCACGCACTGGCCGATGCCCTGACAACGCTCGAAGTTATCCGATATCTTGCGAGGTACTAAATGGACTACAACACGATTCTGGAACTGGTCAAGACAAAGAAGCAGGACTGGGAAGCAGAGAACGCCGTCAGCGCGGTGTGGGAAAAGGACAACCCGGCCCCGGTCGAGCCGAAATGGGTCAAGATGCCGAAGCGGGTATCCAGCGTGGTGCCGCAGAGTCAGGGGGCGCTGTGGATCGAACTGGGCACGGATAATTATGACCGCTGGCAGGGCGAACCGACATTCAGCCTCAAGCTGACGGTGGCCGACAAGGCGATCTCCGTGTCGATGTCGGTGGAAGATGTCGAGCTGCTGCGCAGTGAGTTGGGGCTGGCCGTCGAAGAGTATCACGCCGAGATGGCGCGGCGGCAGACTCACCGCGCGCTAGTGGCCGCGTGGAATAAGGCCGTCGAAGAGTGGCGAAACACGCGCGAGACGATCAAGGCCAACGGGGCGAAGGTGTGGCGCAGCCTGAAAAAGAATAAAAAGCTAGTGACTGAGGAAGTCGCCGACGATATTCCATTCTGATTTGCACGAAAAAACGTGCAGAAAACGCACGGGGGCGCGTTAGTGCGCCCCTGATGCGTTAGATCGGCGGATGCGCGTTACGGTTTAAGGGTAGGTGTAGCGGTGATGCGTATAGTCATTCGATCGATGGCGCGAAAACGGCGGATATTTGACAGGATTTGACGCACTATGGCGACGGTAACAAAGACTGAGCTGCGGCAGGCGCTCCAACATTACGGCGGCGTGATCGCCAAAGTGGCGGAGGCGTACCAGGTCACGCGGCAGACGGTGTACAACTGGATCGACAAGTATCACCTGCGCGAGATGGTCGAGTCGTCGCGCGTGCTGATGTTTGACATGGCGGCGGACAACGTGTTCATCCAAGTGGAAAATGGCGACTTTGAGGCGAGTAAGTTTGTGCTGACGCACATGCCCACGCCGAAACGGTGGTCGAACCGGCAGGAATTGACGGGCGCGAATGGTATGCCGCTTGGGGGACTGCCGCAGGATGTGCTGGACTACATGGCAAAGATGAACGTGTCGCCGGATGCGTTCATGGCGCAGTTCGTTGAGATGATGCGCGCGGAGATGGGCGGCGGTCAATGAGCGGCGAACTGGATTTCACACTGGCGTGCGAGCTGGTGGGGATGGCGATGCCCGTGCGCGTGCGGGTGGGGCAGTGTGAGCGCGTCATTGTGGCGGCGTGGGTGAACCGGATTAGCAAGCGGATCAGCGTGCAGTATGAGGACGGCGAGTGTGATGATCTGCCGACGCATGCGCATGTACAACGGGTAGAGGTGAGGGAGAAAACGAGTCAATGAGTATGCACCTGAAATACTTGAAATCGGTTCTGCGGCATAAGTGGTATGTGTTTGTAGCGTGTTTCCGGTTCGGTGTGCCGATCTGGATCGCCATTCTGCATGACTGGGACAAGTTCCTCCCAGATGAATGGTTTCCCTATGCTCGCTACTTCTACGGTACGCGGAACGCGGTCAAGCGCGACAAAACGACTGGCACTTACACGCGCGTCGAGGGGAAAGATCTCGGCTTTGATTATGCGTGGCTGCTGCATCAAAAGCGGAATAAGCATCATTGGCAATGGTGGCTTTTGCCGAAAGATGATGGCTCAATGCAGGTATTTCAGATGTCGGATCTGTATCGCCGCGAGATGCTGGCTGACTGGTTTGGCGCTGGTCGAGCCTATGTGAAAGACTGGACGCTGGAAGAACCGTTGAAATGGTACGAGGCGAACAAAGACAAAATGATCCTGCATCCTGACACACGCACGGCGATTGAGACGGACTTGCAAAAAGCTGCTGAAGAATATCGCATGCTCCGTCATCAGCAAGCGCTTGGCATTATCTGAGTTGGGATAAGGGATTTTCTATGACCGCACGAGTCAACAATCCCCACGCGGCGCGGCTGGCGGCGCAGCTCTATCACCGGCTGATCAAGGGGACGCTTGAAGAGAAGATCGCAAAGTTCTATGACGGCGGGGAGGGTGAGTACCGGGCGATGATCGCCAAAATGGGCAACCCGCCGGATCAGATTGCCAACTTTGAGCGCGCGCGGATTGTGCTGCAGCCCAAACAGCTCGAATTCTCGGCATGGGCGCGGCGGGTGGATACGTCCGCACACATTGAGGGCGAGATGGGATCGCCGGAAGTGGGCATGGGCGGGGCGCGTGGGCCGGGGAAATCGTTCGGGATATTCGCGCAGCTGGCGGTCGACGACTGCCAACGATTCGCGGGGCTGAAAGCGCTGTATCTGCGTAAGACCGGGCTTAGGGCTCGGGAACAGCTTGAAGACTTGATCGCGTCGGTGCTGCAATACGTGCCGCATCGGTACACGCAAGGGCTGATCCGGTTTCCCAACGGGTCGCAGATCATTGTCGGCCACTTCCAGACGGAAAAAGAGGCGCTGAACTATCTGGGCATTGAATACGACGTGATCATCATCGAAGAGGCGACGACGCTGACGGAACGGGTGCATAAGGCGCTGCGGCAGTCGGCACGTACCAGCAAACCCGGCTGGCGTCCGCGCGTGTACAACAGCACGAATCCGCTCGGGGTGGGACACAAGTATTACAAGCACCGATTCATCGACCATGAGCGGAAGTATGGCGACGTGCTGAATCGGTCGCGGAAGTTCATCTTTGCGACGGTCAACGATAACAAGGCGGTCAATGCGGATTACGTCGGCAATCTGGAAGAGCTGACGGGGGTGGAGCGCAAAGCGTACCTGGAGGGTAACTGGGACGTGAGCGCGGGCGCGTATTTCGATCAGTGGAACCACGACACGCACGTGATTCCGTCGATTTTGAGAGTTGAGCCCTACTGGAAGGTGTGGGCGTCGATGGATTATGGCTTCAATCACTGGAACATGATTTATCTACATGCGCAGACGCCTGACGGCGTGATCATTACGTTTCATGAGCTCGCGCATCGCAAGAGATACCCAAATGAGATTGCGGCGGATCTGTTCGCGGTCTTGGCGGGGTACGTGCTGCCGATGAAACGGCTGGATAAGGTATACGCCGGGGCGGATGTGTTTAACAAGACGGGGCAATCGGAGAAGTCGATCGACGAGCAGTATAAGGCGCTGGGGATCACGCTGACGCACGCCGAAACGAGCGCGGGGAGCCGCGTTGGTGGGGCGCATCACCTGCAGAAGCTGCTGGGGCAGCCGGAACGCGGCATAGCGCCGCGCTGGCGCATCACCAGTAACTGCGAACGGCTGATCAACTGCCTGCCGTATCTGGAGGTGGATCCGCATAACCCGGAAGATGTGCTCAAGGTCGACGCGGATGAAAAGGGCGTCGGCGGTGACGACCCGTATGATGCGGCGCGGTACGGGCTGTTTGTGGGCGGGGCGAAGAAATTGACGGCAACGACGACAAGCTGGATTGGCAATTAGGGGGCGATATGCTGAGTGCGATTTATGATCGGCTGGTGGCGGCGGGGATGGAACTGCCGACGACGTGGGTGGACGAGATCAACACGTGGGGATTGCAGGTGGCGCTGTTCCGGCAGTATGCCGAGGGCGAACACCGGGCGAAGCTCACCACGGAGATGCGCGACATGCTGCGCATCAGCGGGAGCGTGCTGGACAGCTTTAATTTGAACTACTGTGACCTTGTGATCGCCAAAATGGGCGATAGGCTGACGGTGGCGGGGATTGAGGCGGACACGCCGACGGCGACGGCATGGTCGGAGGAAGTGCTGAGCTACAACCGGATCGACGGGTTGCAGATGGATGTGCATGACGCGGCGCTGCGCGACGGGATCACGTTTGTGATGGTGACGTTCGACAATGACGATCAGCAGCCGATGCTGGCACAGGAGTTAGCGTGGGATGGCGACACCGGGGTTATTCCCGTGTATGACCGGATGGGCAAGCGCATCAAGGCGGCGGTCAAGGTGTGGTATGACGCGGGGACGGATCGGCGCGTGAACTTTTATTTCCCGGATCGCGTCGAGAAGTATGACAGCGACATGGGCGGCGGGCTGCGCGTGCACCTCGACGACGGTGAGCCGCAGCATGCCGAGCCGATGGGCGAGATCAACGGCGTGGTGCCGTGGGTGAATGTCGCAAACGGAATGCCGATTGGCGTACCGGTGGTGCCGTTTGTCAACCGGGCAAAGGCGCGGCTGAGCTACGGCGTGAGCGAGATCGCCAGCGTGATCCCCGGTCAGGATGCGCTCAACCGGACGCTGGTGAGCATGGTCATGACGGCGGAACTGTCCGCGTTCCAGATCAAGGTGGCGCGTGGGTTTGAGCCACCAGCGGCAGTCGCGCCGGGGTCGATCATTACCATTGGCAAAGAGGGGCTGAGTAAAGATCAGGTGGCGGACATGTCGGTGCTGGAACAGGCGAGTCTGGTGCCGTTCATCAGCGAGGCGCAGTTTCTGATCGAGCAGATCAGCAACGTGTCACAGACGCCGCTGCCGGGTCAGAGCGGGGACACGGCGAGCGGTGAAAGCCTAAAGCAACGCGAGGTGGGGCTGCTGGGCAAGGTCAAGCGCTTCCAGGTCAAGGGCGGGAATGCGTGGGAAGACGTGATGCGCGTGGCCGTCAACGTGCAGAACGCGTTTGGTGGGCGGGCTGCGCCGACGGTCAAGCGGTGGGCGTGCAAGTGGGAAAACGCCGAGCTGCGGAATAATAAGGAAGTCGTCGAAAACGTGGTCAAGCTGTGGGACCGCATCGGCGACGAGCAGGGGCTGCGCGAGATTGCGCCGGTGTTCAAATGGGATGAGACGCAGATCCAGAAGATCCTCACGCAGAAGCGCGCGCAGATGGTCGCCGCGCTGGCGAACCTGCCGGGCTTTGATAACTTCAACGTGCAGTGATGATCGAACTGCTGGTGGTGTGGTGTGTGATCAGCGTGCCGTGCGGGCTCGGCTTTGGTCGAGCGTTGGCATGGTGCGAACGGCGATAGCATCGGCGGCACGCTGTAGAGTAGAGGTAAGCAAAGCGATCAGTGCTGGACACACTGACCGCTTTTAGCCAACAGATAGGAGTGTATCGTGTCGGCATTGAATGAGTCTAGCACTTTAGAACGGTTTTGGGCAAAGGTCGATCAGTCAGCGGGCGATGATGGCTGCTGGAACTGGACTGGCGCAAAGGCTGCAGGTTACGGACGGTTCGGAAAGAAAAGCAATGTGCGGTATGCGCATCGTTTTTCGTATGAGCTGCACTATGGTGACATTCCTGACAAGATGCTGGTGTGTCATCGCTGTGATAACCCCACATGTGTAAACCCAAAACACCTGTTTCTTGGCACGCCGCTCGACAACATGCGGGATAAAGTGCAGAAGGGGCGCGCCAAAGGTGGGAAGGGGATTCGGAACGCGAGAAACAAGCTGACCGAGGCGCAGGTGCTGACCATTCGGGATAGATGGGCTGCTGGAGAGCAAAATAAACGGCGGCTTGCACGCGAGTTCGGCGTATGTCCGCAGCAGATCACCAACATCATCACCGGCAAGCATTGGTCTTTTCTGGATCGAACGTAGGTTTGAAGAAACAGAGTTAGCACAACTCATGAGAATCTTGATCGCATGTGAGTATTCAGGAGTGGTTAGGGAAGCATTCGCGGCCCGTGGTCATGATGCATGGTCGTGTGACCTGCTGCCTACTGAGCAGCCTGGTAATCATATTCAAGGCGACGTTTTGCAGGTGTTAGGTCAAGGCTGGGACATGATGATCGCTCATCCCCCATGCACCTATGTTTCTGATGCAGGTGAACGGTGGTTTAAAGTGCAGCCCGACCGACTAGATAAGGCGCGAGAAGCATTCACATTTTTCATGGCTATGGTCAATGCGCCGATCCCATTGATTGCTGTAGAGAATCCCAAAAGCCGCCGTTTGAAAGAATGGTACTGCGCGCCGGATGACATCATTCATCCGTTTCACTTCGGTGATCCGTTCACGAAACAGACATGGTTATGGCTCAAGGGGCTGCCGCCCCTTTGGAAAACAGCAGTGTGTGAAACATATTTCGTGAACTGGTCGAAGTATAAAGGTTCGCACAATGGCAAAGCGCGATCCAAAACGTTCCCCGGAATTGCGGCGGCTATGGCCGCTCAATGGGGATGAGCTTCTAGAAAAACAATGATCGCAAGTTATGGAAAGCAGAGAAATGCATCAATGTCTTTACCAAACAGCGCTAAGCGGTCGTGAACTTCGCGCCTACACCTTCGATAGCCAATGTGGCCCGCCCGGCGCAGATTGGTGGCGCTATCGAATTGAGGCGTACATGCCAGACGAAGGGTGGTTTCAGATCGAAACCTCGTATTTCGCGTGGCGGTGGGCTGACAAAGAGACGCATTACCAGCAGCGCCTTCAATGGTGGGCTGAGCACGCGACGGATGACGAGATCGCACAGCGGATTGCTATTACGAAGTCGTGGAAGCCAGCCATTATCTAGTCCAAGCCCCTCGAATTCGAGGGGTTATAAGCGAGAAAACGCGGCGGGTTCTAGAAACCAACTTATCAATCCAGAGGTGAATCGTGAAGTGTGAGCAGGAAGGTTGCAAGGAACGAGCAAGCGGTGAATGGCGGATCGAAGGATACGATCCCGTTCCAGTTTTTAACTTTTGTGATGAACACGCTGCTAAGTTCGGATTTTGTACATCATGCGGCGCGTTCATTGGCGGAACTGAGGATGTTTTTCTGACGGGACAAGAGGGATTATGCTTCGACTGCTACATCTCCATCAAAGACGAACTTGAAGGCGACGAGCGTTTTCACGACGATGAACCGCTTCATTGGACTGGTGCAGACGACGACGAATTCCTATACGACTATACCGAAGGCGATGTTGGGCAGGATGGTGAAATATGAGTGAATGTCCGGTGCAAGCGCCGAAACTGATTACGGCAAAATCAACCGTTGTTACCTGTGGATCATGCGGCGCATGGGCGTGGCGTTATCCTTCATTCTTTGGCGAGGATGACGGGTACTGGCAGTGTGACAAGTGCGGCAATACGTCAATCCGTGAGCGTGACGGGCGACCATATAGCAACAAGTCGCGCATTTGGGGGAATATCGCTAAGTCTTTTGCAGATATGTGGACGGATATTCCCGAATGGGATTGGGATACCGTAGAAACCGATCCGCCGATGAAAGAAATTGACTGGTCAGCAATTGAGGCGTGGTATCGATCACAAGGTATCTATCGCGTGTTCTTATACGCACCGCACATTGAGATCGAAGAAGTCGAGCCAAATCACTTCCAAGTAACAGTAAATCCGTAGGGTGCTAGAAAGTGCACCCTATCTAGCCTCCGTTCCGCTCAGCTAGAAAGCAACCCGAATCAAAAAAGCGCCCCGGCGATGTGTTCGCCGGGGCGCTTCTCTTTGTCCGTCTCGTTAGCTCTGCCGCCGCGTGAGCAGTGCGCGGTAGATGCCCGTGATGCCGCTGTGGTGGTCGATCAACTGCTGAAGCTCATCATCCGTCAGGAATTCCGAGCAAACGCTCTCCGGCGGCGGGTCAATGGGCGGTTCAGTCTCTTTGACCGCGTAAGTGACTGCGCCGTTCACGCTCACCGCGACGAACCCCTGCTTGCCGTCATAGCTGGCGTTCACCCAGGATAGGCCATCGCCAAGTAAGACCGGCTGCTGCCATACCGTGAACGTCGCGCCCGCCGGAATGCGGACGAGTTGCACCTGCGCGGTCGAGGGGGTGGGGCGCAGATTCAGCGCGACGTTCGCCGTCGCCTGCGCCTGTTGGGTTGGAGCCTGTGTCATGGTGTACACCTCATTCTGTGCTTGGAGCATCGCTTTGACGGCGCGGTGATCTATCCAGCCAAAGCCGTTCAATGCGCCTTCCGGCGTGTCTGGCCACTGGTCATAGCTGAAGTGCGCGGCGGGGGTGCGGAGTGCTGCGAACCGCGCCGCTCTCAGCTTCAGAAAGCGTTCGTGTGCTTCATCTGCCAGCCCGACCCTAAACCCGCGTTCAGCAACGTGGATGCTCTCAATCCATGCAAATTCCGTGACGAGCCATAACCCGCCGATCTGGCGGTACAGATCGACCCACTGGTACGCGCCTTCATCGAACGAATCAATCTCGCTCTCGTAGACGTGCACGCCCATCGCGTGACCGCCAGCGATCGCGCGCCGGATGACGGGTTCGCTCAAAGCGTACTGTGCCTTGCTCTTGTGCGTCGCGTAGTTGAAGACGACCGCTTTGCGCCCCAATTCCTCGCAGACGGAGAGCGCTTCTTTCGTCCAC